TACAATTGAAGGTAAGTCAAAGTTTTATCGTGGTGGTGGACATCCAGACCTAGCGTATCTAGACTTTGAGGGTGGTCCATTTCTACAGGTAGATTCTGAATCTGAATGGGGTATTATCCGTGAACTAATCTCGGAACCCACTGAGTCAGGTTATTTCAAAGTACGTTTTAGAACAGGAGATTAAGTATGGAACTTTTTAATTTAGTTATTTCAGTTGGTAGTTTCCTAGGTGTTTGTACATTCCTTGCTTTGGCTTGGAGCCAAAGTAAGTTAATTAAAGAAATGCAAAATGAAATCAAAAACAACATGGATGCATGTAACACTAAACTGCGTCAATCAGAAAATTATTGTGACCGCTTATCTGCATGGCGTAATGAACTAATAAAGAAGAAGTACGATGATCTTTACAATTCACACAGCAATCTAGATAGTCGTGTATGCAATTTAACTAGTACTATGTGGAACATTGAGGGTAAGATGCAAACCCTAGATCCATATATCAAGCGCATTCATCTCAAGCATTTGATCAAGACTAGTGGTTCAATCAACAAGGATGCTATCAAGCAACTAAAGGAAATTGAGAATGAACTCAAGTGAACTCATTACTCTGCTACAAAATGCACTTGACACTACGCCCCGTAGTGATTACCACTCTGGCTTTACCGCCAAAGAAATTCACCGTAAGTGTCTTGTACACATTCAACTCCTGGATCAAGAGAACACCACGCTAAGGAAGATGCTTGAAAACTGCAAAGATACCAAGACATACTATCTAGGCTGGGGCAAGGGAAAGGACGAGTAGTCATGGATATGGCTGAAAAGGATCAAATACTTTATGATCAAGGCTATAGGTTATGTAAGTTGTGTAATTGTTGGGACTATCCTGTCAACCATCACAATGATTGTCGTATCTGTGCAACAGCGCAGTATGGCGACTGAAGCAAATTACTGGAACAACTATTTCAAGACTCACCACAAGTGAGTCCCTTGGCTTCGTGGCGGAATAGGCATACGCAGCGGACTTAAAATCCGTAGCCGCAAGGCGTGGGGGTTCAAGTCCCCCCGAAGCTACTGGCCCTTATAGCTCAGCTGGTAGAGCAACCGACTTTTAATCGGTTGGTCGCAGGTTCGATCCCTGCTGGGGGCATTATGAACTTTCCATGTACATCGTGTGGTTCATGTTGTCGAAGAGTATTTATGGTAGATATCTTTCCAAAGGAATGGATAAAGCCAGATGGTTCTTGCATACACCTAAAGAATAACCTTTGTAAGATATACAACACCAGACCAGATTACTGTAGGATTGGATATAGTTTTGAAAATACCAATATGTCAGAACTTGAGTACAAAATCCAAACAGCAAAGATCTGTAATTACTTTATGGAACAAGATGGAATCACGGACAAACTAATTCCACTCACTTTATTTCAAACGGAGCAAAATGGAAACTGAATCAAAGGTAGTATCGCGTAAGCGTTGCCCTAAGTGTGCAGCGCAAGGCAATGACACGTCAGGAAACAACCTAGCCGTCTATGATGACGGACATAGCTACTGCTATGCTTGTGAATTTTATGTAAGAGGTAACAAACCAATGGAAACAATCGTAGAGGAAACACCCGTATATGCCACAGAAAAGTTTCGTAGTGGTGAGATCCAGGCTCTACCACACCGACGAATTAACGAGAAGACTGCTAGACAGTATGGATATGCAACCACTGCCAACGGAGCAGAGGTTGAAAACTTCTACAGTGCGGATGGTACACTACAGGCTCAACATATTCGATACGAAGGCAAGAAGTTCGCATGGATCGGAGACACGTCCAACCTACAGTTCTATGGTCAAAACTTGTTTCCTAGTGGTGGCAAAAGGATTCTCATTACCGAGGGAGCCATTGACTGTCTCACTATGGCCCAACTCTTTGAAAACAAATACCCAGTTGTCTCCATTCCAAACGGAGTCAACTCAGCTGTACGATGTGTAAAGGATAATTATGATTATCTTTCCTCGTTCGAAACCATCGTACTCTGCTTCGACATGGACGATCCAGGGCAGAAGGCAGCACGGGATGTGGCTGAAATTCTGCCTCCTGGGAAAGTCAAGATCATGTCTCTCCCACGCAAGGATCCCAATGAGATGCTTGTACATGCCGAGGCTGCACAACTCTTGCAAGCCTACTGGAATGCCAAGACGTACTCACCCGATAGTATCCTTCATGTCAGTCAAGTGGTATCTGAGAATGAGAATTCATCCGTTCAGGTATACGAGTATCCGTGGGACTCGCTAACTACATTTATGATTGGTCAGGACTCTGGCCGTCTTAATCTGTGGACAAGTGCCACTGGTCACGGTAAGTCTACCATCATTCGTGAACTAATCTCAGACCACCTTAATCATGGTCGCGCCGTAGGTGCTGTCTTCCTAGAAGAATCACCTGAGCAAACTGTAGATGATTTGATCTCATCAAAGATTGGTAAGCCAGTCCGTAAGATCATGTCTCAGCGTCAGCTTAATGAGCTACGCAAATCTAATAACAAGTCTATCGTTGACATGGTAGAGGACAATCTAACCGAGGAAGAATATGCCGAAGCAAAGACGTACATCAGTTCCAAACCACTCTATCTTTATGACCATATTGGCAATTCTAATATCAACAATATTATTAATCGTCTTGAGTATATGGCTGTTGGTCTTGATTGCAAAGTCATTTTCCTTGATCATATCACTCTCCTTGGTAATATGCTCCTTTCTTCTGGCAGTGACTTTGGTAACGATGAAAGACTTGTTCTGGACTCGGTAATGAAGAAGCTTCGTGAACTGGTAGAGCGCACTGGTGTCACACTTCATGTCATTGCTCATATCAAGAAGACCGACAAGAACGTAGACGAGGGTGATCGAATCAACCTCAATGATCTTCGTGGCTCAGGTTCTCTTGCTCAGATTGCAGATAATGTCTTTGCACTTGAGCGTAATGCTCAACACCCAGATCCACTTACTTGTAATACCACCAATGTGCGAGTCCTCAAGAATCGTAAGGGTGGTCGTAGAGGCATCGCTACGGCTCTGTTCTACAACGACCAGACATCCAAGCTTATGGATATCCCATTCGTAATTACTCCTGAAGGAGAGGTGCTTTATAGATACGATCAAATTAGCGTTTGATATTGAAGCCAATGGTCTTAATGAAGTGGTTGCTGGCAAGAAGGATACTTACTTGCAAGAGGCTACAAAGATTTGGTGTATGTCAATCTACAACATTGACACAAAAGAACTCTTGCTGTTTGAGCAGGACAACTTAAGCGATGGTATCCAAATGCTGCGTGATGCAGACTTGATCATCGGTCATAACATTTATGCCTTTGACATTCCGTTGATCGAAAGACTGCATGGTTCCTTGGATAAGAAACCAGAACAAGTCATGGATACCTTAATCCTGTCTCGTCTTGTGTATGGTGACAATCCACCAACAACAGATCAATCACATTCACTGATGGCTTGGGGTCAGCACCTAGGTCACAGTAAGATTGATTATCAGGGTGGTTGGGATAACTATACGGCAGATATGGGCAAGTATTGTCTACAGGATTCCGTTGTAACTGCAAAGATATGGGAACACTTTGAGAAGCAAGACTATATAAATCAATACAGTCGTGCTGTCAGAATGGAACATGTCGTTGCAGATATGATCAAGCGTCAGGTCGAGGCTGGCTTTAGCTTTGACCTAGACAAAGCCGAAATACTAGAGATGGAGTTGCTGATTGAGAAATCACAAATCGAAGATGAGATGCGAAGAATCTTTCCAGACAGAATCATTGTTAGACATTCTGAGAAAACAGGAAAGCGACTCAAAGATAAAGTCGAAGTCTTCAATCCAGGTTCTCGACAACAAATCGCAGAACGTCTTACAGAAAAGTATGGCTGGGAACCAACTACCACCGACAAAGGAAACCCCAAGGTGGACCATGAAGTTCTATCTAACCTAGACTATCCAGAGGCTAAGACCCTGTGCAAGTACTTCGATCTCATTAAACTAATGAGTCAGGTATCTGATTGGGTAGGTCGTGCCAAGGTAAGCCGTGACAAACGAATCCACTCATACATCAATACCCTTGGTGCTGTGACTGGTCGCATGTCAAGTAAAGAACCTAACATCCAGCAAGTACACTCTGATCCCAGAGCAAGAGCACTGTTTGTTCCTAGGGCTGGTTGGGTATTGGTTGGCTCCGATCTCAAGGGTCTAGAGCTAAGAATGCTTGCACATTATCTGTATCCATTCGACAACGGAACCTATGCCAAGGAAGTTTGTGAAGGTGATATCCACACTCACAACCAGAAGGCTATGGAACTGGACTCTAGAAACACAGCCAAGACTGGTATCTACTGCTTCCTATATGGTGGTGGTGATGAGAAGTTTGCAAAGACAATTGGTGCTTCTGTCTATAAGGCAAAGCAAACCAAGAACAAACTACTAAGCAACATCCCTGGACTCAAGAAGTTGATTGAGAATTGTCGATTCGATACCTTAGACAAAGGTTATGTCAAGCCATTCAACTGGCGTCCTGTCTATGTCCGTAAGGAACATGCTGCTTTGAATACCTTGCTACAATCCTCTGGTGCTCACATTGCCAAGGCTTGGGCCTGTGTTGCAGATCAAAGACTACGGATGGAGATTGGTCAAGATAAGTTTAACTGGGTTGCCTCGGTGCATGACGAACTACAAGTAGAATGTCATCCTGATGTAGCTAACAAAGTCGGTAAGATCCTCTGCGAATCTGCAACTACTGCTGGTGAATTACTACGCAGCAACTGCAAAATCGAAGCAGAATTTAAAGTAGGTAACAACTGGTCGGAGACACACTAATGCCAAGAGATTATGACGACGAATACAAGAAGTTTCAATCATCTGAAAAATCCAAGAAGGACCGAGCCCATCGGAACAAGGTACGCCGCAAGGCTACTAGGGATGGTAAGGTTCGCAAGGGAGATGGCAAGGACATTGACCATGTAGATGGCAATCCTAGAAACAACTCTCCTAAGAACCTACGGGTTGTTAGCAAGTCTAAAAATCGAGCCAAAAAGT